GTGCGCAACCCATTGCAAATCAGCATTTTAAGGCTTTACAGTACCTTTTTTGTATTGTATAACTATCTGATTGTAAGCAATTTAAAATATTAATTTTTATATAAAAAATTTTATAGTAGTTTCGATATACTTAGATCCTAGTTCGTGCCTAATTTAGCCCTCTATTATCTTATTCATTTATCCGTTTGTATTTGTCCTTTGCTTCTGGGTTTATCCTCTGGGGTTGTTTATATATTATATTTGATTATAAGATACAAAAAAGCCCCTTACCTTTTACGGTTTGGGGCTTGTGTATTCTGTTTGTTGTTTATTATATTGTTGCCTTGTGGACTATATATGTAATTATAGATACCACAATAATAATGCAAATGATTTCAATAAATAGCTTTGTCAATTGCTTTGCTTCTTCCCTGTTACTTTGATTGTCTTTCATTTTTTTTTGTTTTAATTAGTTCCTCAATTATTAATCTGTTTATTCCGGTAATGTTTCCAGGGATTGCTCCCGTATTGATTGCGACTATATAACCATGAATTATGATTTTTTGCACAGATAAGCAATTGATAAACTTCAATTTTATAAAGTCCGTTTCTGGATTCAATGCCTTGTAAATGTTTGTTTCTCGGATTTCTTTTTGTGTGATCATATTTTTAATTTTTGTAAATTTATAAAAAAAACCTCAAATAATTAAATTTAAGGTTTATATTTTTTTTATTCTATCTTATGTAAAATTTTTACTTTCCTGCATACTCCTAAAATTTTACTTTGCGCACTATCTAAAAAATACTTTTTATTTATTAGTTTGTTTTCTGCTTCTGTTTCGTTTTCTGCTTCTATTACTTCCTGCATAAAATGATTTTTTGTATTTATGCTGTTGTAAATCAAAATTAAGTATAAATTCATGATTTTAATTTTTTTGAGTTAATAAATTGATTTTTGATAAATAGGCAATTGCCTCCCATGCGGTTAAAAAATGCCTTTGACAGTCTTTTAATTGGATTGTGAAAAATCCGTCCTTTTGTGTTATTTTCATTTTAGCTGCTAATTATAATTTATAATTTGAATAGTTGTGTGTTTTGTTCTTTTGTGCTGCACTATTGTTTTTGTAATTTTATAACCAAATTTTGTTTGGCTGCATTCATAATCAAAAACACAATCTAAAATATTATATGTCGTACTTAAACTTTTGTAATTGGCCAGCATTTCAATCCGTAGATCATTTTTTTGTACGGTTTCGGTTTTTTGTGTTTTATTGCTGCCGTCTATAATTGTAGTTGATATTTGTATTTTCATTTTAATTAATTTTATAAAGTTCGTTGTAAATCCTTTGTAAATCGATAATACTATATGTTATTGAAATTTCTTTTAAATTGATTCCTAAAGCATCCGAAATTTTCAATACTTGTAAATCATTTTCTTTTAAGTAATCTTTCCAGTCAGTTTCCGTGTCATTCCATAATTTTCTTAATTCGCCACGTTGTGGGCTGAAACTTTCGTAAAATTCACAATTGTACTTTATTAATTCCATATTCTAATTTATTAAAAATTTATAATTATTTATAATTTGATTAACCGCATTTTTTGGATTTTCTTCTATTAAATGGTGATTCCATTTTCCAGAATATGAATTGATATTATCAAATAAATTATATTTAACTTTTGAAACTTCAACAAAACGGCCAAAAACAGAAAAACAACTACTTTGATCGGTATCAATACGAAGCCATAAAATACCGTATTTAGTTTTCAAGTCAAATTGTAAAGGATCAGATATAAACGGCTCCGCCTTAATTTTTATTAGTTCCTGTTTCATTGTATCAATAAATATTTTTTGATTTTTTGAAGATATTTTTTTCATGATTAATTAGTTTAAAAAGATTGATAAAATAGTTATTGTTACTAAAAATAAAACTGAAAATTTGCAATAAATTTCTGTTTCGCTTGGTTGTCTTGGTTTTGTTCTCATTTTTATATTATTTAAAAAAATAATGGTTTCTTAAGTACTCGATTGTTTCAGTTTCCCAATTAAAATAATTTAGAAAATCTTTTTTACTTATTGTTTTAAATGCTGCTTTGTGAGGTTGAAATTCTTTTATACTTTCTATTCCTGTTTCCGCTTTTTTTAGAATTTCTACTAATTCGGCCCCAGTTTGAAAGATAAAATTTTTGTTTGTTGATCTGTGTTGAAACGATATAAAAAACGTTCTTAAGTCTGTGTTATACATGATTAAAATTTATTTAAAATGTTAGTAAATGAATTATCTTTAAAATCTATATTTATAATATGATAATTATTTTGTGTGTTATCAACTAAAATACTATAAAAATTAATTTCGTTTGTTTGGTCTAGTATTAAATAAATATATTGTAATACCTCCATATTTCCAGGCTGTGAAATTGTAATGCTTTTATTACAATTCATTTGCGTTATTTTTATTCTGTTACATTTTGTATTTGTAGCGCCTAAAAATTTAACTTTTAACCCTGTTGTGTTTGTTTGTCTTTTTGATTGCATGATGTTTTTTTTTAGTGTTAATATTTTTTGATTAAAATTGTTTGCCGCTTTTTAAAAATTCGTATTCATTAGATAAGATAGTTTCTTTTATCAATTCATCACTTTGTAAATAGTAATAATCTTTTTCAAGTGTTGAATAAAAATCTTTGCATAACTCAAGGCGTTTAGCTTCTATTTTTTCGCAAAGCGTTTCAAGTACTTTGTTGCAATTTTCTCCGTTGCAAATTGAATAATCTACATAACGTGTTTTTTCGTGGCTGTAATGGTTTGCGAAAGATGTTTTTTCTATTGTAAATTCATCAATTATACACGAATTAATTAAATTAACTACTCTTTTTTCATTTGTTATGGTTGCGAATTTTGAAGCGTCTATTTTAGCGTCAAAAGATAGTCCGTCACCTTGTGACCAAAAACCCGAAAATTGTATAGTAGCATCTAAAAAACCCGCTTCGGTTAATGTTTCTTTAAAATCTTCAAAAATACAATCGTACCAATCATCGTGTTCTGTATTAATTCCACGCATTTCATCAATTGCATTTGCTTGACTTTCCTTGCTTAATTCCTCAAATTTGTAAATTTTTGTTCTTATTGTTCTCATTTTTTACCGTCTTTTTATCTGAAGCGGCTAACAGTTTTTAAGTATTAGTTATTTTTATTGGGTCAAAGATAAGTAACTTTTTTTATAATAAACAAATTTTTTTTATAATTTTTTAATATTTTTTGCATAAAAAAATGTGAAGCCCTTATTTTATAGGGTTTCACATTGTATAAATTTTTTGTATTTTTTTTAAAATAATCTATATATATAGGTATTATTTTATTTTTACCGTTGGGGACTGGCTGGAGGTTAAATTTATAGTTATTGATCCAGGTATATATGATCCAGGTACAATTGCATTTAATCCGGCTGCAATTTTGACTAGTTCCGCATTTATTAAAGCATTTTGCGAATTGATTGCCTGGAGTAGATTTTCATATCTAACCGAAGTATATTGATTTCCGTTTAGCTCCAATATGCCCGATGCTCTTGCGTAGGCATACGCCTTAAGGTTGCCCGTTGAATCAAGCGAATACATCCTGCTTCCTCCTAGCTCGGCTATCTGATTTTTGTTAATATAACCGATTATTACAGCTTCTCCTTTGTTGGTTGTTTCTGCATAAATTGCTGTCAAATTTTCAAGTGGTGAACTATCAAATCCAAATGGATAACTTTCTTTTGCAGTTTTTGCTCCAAATTGTAATACCTTTAAAATCCTTTTTCCTTGCTCTATTGTTGAGCTTTTAAATTTGCTAAATGTAATCATAGTGTTTATGTATTTTGTGTGAAAAAAAAAAAAAAAAAATAATATTTAAAATCTATTACCTTATATTTTAAAATGTTTTTCAAAAAAAAAAAAAATTATTATAAAATACTTTTATCATTTGTATATAAAGAATTATACTCATTTAAGTGTGCTTCTAAATGATTATCAGGGTCATCATGGTTAAAGAATAAATTACGAGGATTTGCACCATTAAAACTTTCTGGCGGAACTAAATTTAAAGTTGTTGTATCTGATTTCTCATCGAACTTTAATGTAATAGAATCTACCATCCAACGATTGTAAGCATAATTATAAATGTAATGATTATGAACGTTTACTATTTCGCCTGGATATATTTCATCAAACAATCCTTGAAGTTCCACAGTAGCCGAAATATTCTTTAATTCTGAAGCCAATTCATTTTCTGCGGCTTCTTTTGTTTCGGTATCTACTCCTGAACTCAAAATCTTCGTTGTAGGGCGATATTTTCCTATTAATGTGTTCTTTGTCGAATCAACAGTAGAAACGCCCTCATTTTCGTCGCTAGGTTGTCTAACAACATTTATTTCGGAGTGCATTGCTTGTCCGTTTACATCCATTGACATTGCAATAGAATTTCCTTTGGTAAAAAAATATTTTGGTTTTTGTAGTAAATCTGGCTGAAATAATAAAACTTCGCCTTTTTCATTATGTGATAAAATTATATTTTTTTGTCCTGCCAATTTAGATAAATAATCTTTTACAGTTTCAGTAGGTCCAGCAGATGTTCTACCAAATACAACATTTGATTTTGATTTTATAGTTTCAAAATCAGATTTTTCACGAACTTTAGTTGGTTTATCTTTTATAATTGTATCAGTAATTGTTTTCCCTTGATCTGATATTAATACTTTTATACCAAATAAGCCACACAAACGTTCGGCGATGTCTTTTAACGAACGATTATTGCTTTCTAATGGATATGCACTCAAAGGAATGGTTACGTCCTCTAAAATGCCTGATTTTGAATATCCTGAAATAATTACTAATTCTCTACCTGAATTACTCTTAAATCTGTGGTTTAATATTGTTCCTGTAAAAATTAATTTATCTTTTGAATTATAAATCTCAACATCTTTATATTGCAACGGTTTGAATAGTTCTTGATGTTCTTTATTTTGAGCGCTAAATCTTGCAGCAAATTCAAAAGTAGAAGCAATAGAATCTAATTTTAAATTAATTGTTCCAGCGGTAAAAAATTGGATATTTTTCTTGTCGATAACTATTCTGAAACTCATGGCTTTTTATTTAAAAAAAAATTATTTTTTTATTTCGCATATCTTATTTCTGTTCCTTTTTCTATGGTAAATAATTTATTAAATTTTAAATTATTTGTTTTTACAAAGGTATCAATATTAATATCATCTGCATCTAATCCTAAATATCTGTGAACCAACAAAATTAAATTACTTTCTTTTGCAGTTACTACAATACGTTCTCTTTTGGTTTCAAACGATAAAAAATAAAGATTTGCAATAGTATAATTTACCAATGAATTTAATTCTGTTTGTACAGATGCGTCAGGACTAAATGAATTATTAACATCATAAATTGAAGTTTGCAAATCGGCTAAAATTTCAACATATTCATTATAAATATTTGATAATCTTCTAGTAGCAGAAGCAACATCATCAACCAAAACATAATCCCCAACTTTAGGTAACACCAAAACCAAACTCAAAGAAGATATTACCGAAGCACCCATTGATTCAAAATATTTCTTATCGGCTAATGTTTTTATACTTGTTTTTAATCTACGAAATATATTTTCAAAGTTCCCTATTCTAGCTTCAATGGCTCGTTCATAGGTAGATGGTAAATCTAAAAAATCTTGAATTTTACCAAGAGCATCTAGTGGTTCTGCCAATAAATTATCAATAGCTTTTAATCCTGAATTTAAAGCATTTTGAAAATCAGAATAAGTATTTCCGTCTTGAATTTTTTTCATTTCTCCAGACATGTCTAAAATACTTTGATTCATTTTTGGAATATCTGCTGCAACAAAATTTACATTTGTAACTGCCGAAACGCTTGACAATGAATAAACCAATGCTTTTTTATCTCTTGTGTTATCTTTTATTGTAAAATTTGACAAAGGATAATCGGCATCAATACTTTCTAAAAAAGGTACTGTTACTTCAGTAATATTTAACGAACTATCATCACGCTTTATTGACATTGGCTGTCCATTAATTATGCCATAAAAAGGATGAGTAACTGTCCATGGCCTAGGATCATCACAAGAAAATTCAAACCTATCAGCTTGTTCTATATTATCAGCACCTTGAAAATAAAAAACTAATGTTAGTTTTCTTGATTGTGGTTTTTTTCTGTCAACCAAAGTTCCGTAAACACTAATAAAATTAAAAACCGAAGTGTTGTATTCCCTTTCGGTTTCTCCTCCTTTGTACAATGGAAAGTAAATTTGACCATCTCCAGTTTCAATGCTGAATTTTATATTATCTACACGTTCTTGCCAACTCATAATTTATTTTTTTTATTTTTTCCAAATTTTTGAAAATTGATAATTAGCATTTTTCAAATAAAAATTATCCATTTGTTTTTGAGTTTTTAATGCTGCTTCTTGATTAAAGTGAGTAGCTTTTGCTTTGGCAATATGCTGTTTTCTATGTCGCATTAAAAAATCAAGTTTAATATCTGGGCCACTACCTTTAACACCTCTTTCAAAACTATTAACTTGTACTAAAAATCTTCCTTTAGATGTATTTATAAAAACTTGTTTTTTGCTTTTCTCACTTGCGTACATTCTAGCAATATTGGATTTGCTTTTTGTTTTTAAAACTTTTGTTTTATCAAACCTAGCACTTCTCCTAACTAATCCTTTGCCATTTCTGGACTTACCAATGTACATTCCGCCATCATCATCTTTACCTCCAAATTCATTGCTTTCCATACCTTTATTTATGGCTTTAATTGCTGATTTTTGTCCTCTGTCTAAAAAACCAACCTCACTATACATTGAATTAACATTAAATCCATTTGCTCTTTTCAAACCTGTAAATCTTTTAAAAAACGCTGGATTTTTTACATTCATATTATTTTTTGCAGAAATTAGTATTTCGGTTTTCTTCATTGTAAAAGCGGCATCGTTCAAAGTACTTCTTATAGCACTAGGCATTGCGCTTCTGTGCATACGTTCCAATTTAGCAGTCAAAATGATTGCGGCATCGGTATTTACATTTAACTTAAAATTTGCCATAAAAAATTATTTATACAAACCATTTTTTGGCTACTTCACCACTACTATAATAAACTTGTCCGTTAAACTTAAATAGCTGTCCTGCAATACCCGAATAATTACCTAATGTTATTTTTGCCCCTGTGGTTAAATTAAAACTATTTAATACTCCTGAAATCATTGTATAAAGTAAACCTGATTTAATAACAGCATTTGTAGTTTTAACAAAAGTAGCGTCTAAATTTACTGAAGAAACAAAAGTCAAAGTAGCTAAAGAGGCATTGTATGTGAATTTAGAAACATTGTAGTTATTAATTGAATTATTATGATTATTGCTAACATAAATAAACCCAGCATCAGAATATACATAAGGAGAATAATCAGTAGAAGTTCCAAAAGCTACTGAAACAGTTATAGGTAAAGAAACCGTTAAATTTGTTAATGCAAAATACCTAAAAAAATAAGTATTTGTAGATGGTATTAAACAGAAACAAACAACATTTCCATTCATAATAAATATATCATTTAACAATACCGTACCATTTGAAAGATCAACTCTAATAATACTTTCTAAATCGTCAACACTTGGAACATCACTTAATAATTTACCTGCTTCTTGATACCAAATTTTATTACTATCATTATAAGCAACTGGCAAACCAAATACTGTGAAAATTTCATTTGCTGATTGTGATAATTGTGATAAAGAATAAGCCCTTACATTTGATGAATCTATGATAATTAATACTTCATCACCACTTTTAAAATTACTTCCTGTAAATGTATAAGAAGTTGAGCTGCTACCTTTAAAAGTATAAGTTACTCCATTGACATAATTATCACCTGCTCTTGCAATAAAAACATATTTATTTGGCAAAAAATCTAAATTTAATGGCACACTCCAAACCGTACCCGTTAAAGATAAAACTTGTTCAATATCATTTAAAACATTTGGTAATTTTTTTAATGCTTCTAAAAATTGATATTGTGTAGTATCACTATCTTGTGTTGCTGTGGGAACTATCCCAGTAGATTGAAGTACTTTGTAGATATTGGTCAAAATATCTCCGTAGATTTCTTCAACTACTGGTGTTCCATCTAAAGTGTCAGTTTCATTTTGTATTGTACTAAAAGGAAATTTGGCATCTGTATTTTGCGGTACAACTAAATTTTTTATTGTTCTCATTGTATTTTTTTATAATTGGATTACTTCTAAATGTATTTTCAAACTCTGTGAATTAGATGATATTTCTCTTACGCTAATTTGAAATTGTGTTGTTGAAATTGTTTTAAATAGAATTTGTGTAATATCGTTGTCTGTATCTAAAGAAGCACTTTCTCCTTGAACAAAAGAACGTACATAATAATTTGTATTAGACATTGCAACAGACATTGTACAAGTGATAAATGAATCTGGACCACTACTTGTTAAAACAGCATTTGTTATTTGTCCACTAACTGGTAATGTTCCAGTTGATCCAACATTTAATCCTGAAAACCAACCAATATTTCTCGGAGCAACCAATCCAGCTACTATTGAAAAATGTTCTTTTGGGTACAACCCATTTCTAATTGCAGTTGCCAAATAACTTCCTGAATCAGCTCCAATAACTCTTTTTACAAATGCCGTTAAATTGGTCAAAGGTGTAGTGGCAACCGTATCAATTGCACCCGCATTTTCTTCTGTTTGGTTCGCTTTTTTCAAATACAATAAATCCGAAACCATTGCATCTAAACTTAAGGCATCAGCCAATCTTATAATTGCAAATCCTGAAGGAGTTTTAATAACTCTAACATATTCATTTGTTTTAAATGAACCGGTATATCCAATAGTAAAACTTCCTGCGCCTATTCCTGTTATTTGAGTTTCAGAACCTTTGTTAAAATTTGCTAAACAAACAATAAACTCATTTTCTTTCATTGAAGATAATTTTATTCCAACATTTAAAACTGTTCCGTTTGTTGTTAGTGGATATATAAAATCATTTTTTGAAGCCAATGAAGATAAAGCATCAATTATTTGAAAACCATTTGTTTCATTGTCTGGTAAACCATTTGGAGTGATTGCATACAATCTCATTAATTTTGAAATTGTTGAATGTAAATCCCCATACACAGCTCTGTTTACTGGTGTACCATTGCCAGAACCATCATTGTCTTTTATTCTACCATCTGGATAATTCGTTAAATCTGAATTATCTACATTTGAATTACTGTTAAATGCTATCATAATTATTTATTTTTATTTTACAAAATTACACATAATTTATAAAAGTGAAGCAGACAATATGTGCTGGTTTTAATTTTAATACTAATTCTCTAAATTCTTCTTCTCTATTAGCAGGAATTGTAGCATAAGTTCCAAGTGTAGAACCACCAATAAAACAAGTAGCCCATAATCTAGCATCAGAAACAGAATACAATTCATTTGCTTTATATGAATTTGCTATTATTTGAGAACTTGAACCACCATGTTGTAATCCTATTCCGTGTTGTGTAGTACCTCCATGTTGAACATTATTTGTAAGCAAAGCAATAATGTCTTGTGGGCGTTTATAAGGCTGAACATTTTCATACAAGTAAACATCAAATCCTGCCAATTGTAATTGTGATTGAATATAGTTTTTATGTTGTCTGGCTGGAACATTTCTGCCTCTACTCATTCGTCTATAAATAGCACTTTTTCTCTCTTGTAAACTCAATAAATTATTAGTTACAATTCCAAATCTATATTCCCATAACTCACAATCTTCAACACTAAAATTATCATTATCCGGAAAAGTAGAATCTAATGTTAATTGTGCATCATCAATTATTCTAATAAAACTTCTGTTAAAAGATAAATGTGTTTTATCCATTACCCCACCTTTATTCATGTGAAAAGCTCTACCTGTTGGGTAAAGCTGTGAAGCTAAATTAGTCATAATATCAACTAAACTTTTTATTCCTTTAATTGGGAACCTATGTGGAGTTTTAAATCCATGTGGAGTTGATAAACCATGTTTTGTGCTATTTTCTGTTACTTGATACATTTACACAAAATTTAAAGTTAATAAATATGGAATATTCCCTAGTGTAAATTCATAAGATACTACTTGATTTCCATTAACTAATAAAGTTAAAGTATTAAAGAAATTACCATTAACCAAACTATCGGTTACAACTGATTGAACTTGTCCTGAATATAAAATATCATTTTTATTTCGCCTTAAGTCCGCTCCAGAAATAAATGGTCTTACATCATACAAATAATCTTTAATATTTGTTTCAATTAAATCTTTTACTGATTGAGAATTATCGTTTAATCCTGAAATTGTAATTGTAATTGGAACTAATGTAATTGCTTGTACAATTAGATTTGCTTGTATTGGTCTGCGACCTCGTTCATTAATTGGTTTTGTAACGTCAGGGTCTTGTTCAATTACATCTCTAACTTCGTTTAATATTGCGGTTGAGGGTGTACCTTTTGAATCAGTACTATCAACTATTGTCGCTTCTACAAACAAACTAATGTTTCCGGTATTAACATCTTGAACATAAGGATAAACTAATCGAACTCCTTGTGCATCTGTACTCCATTGGCGATAATCTGATTTTGAACCTCCCCCTGGCTCTAATTGAATTGCATTTAAAATAGCTTGTCGATACAATTCTACTGTTTCTCCTGCTTTTGGTTGGTCTAAAACTTCTGTAACAGTAACTGTTTGATTAATGCCAATAACAGGTTCTGTAATAGTCAAATTATCCCCTATATTCAAATTAAACTCTACTCCTGCTCCAGTTGAACGAATTTCAATAATATCAGCAGTTCCTGTTAGTGTATATAATGAATCTAAAATATAAACTTGACCTTGATTTAAAGCATCTTCATTTGATTTAAAAGTTAAATTTTCTCGCAAAACTGAACCTGCAACACCAATAACAGAAACTTTAAAAGTACCAATAGAAGCAGGGAACAAACCCCTATTCATATAAATAGCGCCTTGTCTTTCTAAAGTTCCACCTTGATCCGAAGTAGTTGCAGTATCAGGAAAAACGTTGTCCTGAATATCTCTTAAATACAAATAAACTAAATGATATTGTGCTGATAAAACCAAAGCCAATGCTTCATAAGTTTTTTTTAAATAATCAATACCTAAATTTAATCTACTTCTTAAATCACTTGAAATGTTAGCATTTATTTCACTAATTGTTGGAATTGGTTTCATTTTAAATTATTTTATTAATTATTACTTCTTTTTTTGAATTGTCCCAAACCATTTGTAACAATCTATTTTGTTGGTTTGTTTTACCTGAAAATGATACTGAAATTGATAAACTTGAAACATTCTCGATTACTACTTCGACTGTAAAATCAATTACATTTTTTAAATAATCTAAATCCTTATTTACTGCTTGTATAATACTTAAACGACCAGAACTATTTAAAGCCACATTTGATAAAACCCTCTCGGTTTCCGAATTAAATTGTTTTGTTTTCGCATCATTCCAAATCAATGAATTTCCCCAATAATCAAAACGTTCTTCACTTTCTAAATAAGAACTTTTTGTATTAGCTTCAATATTGCCACCAAACAAAGCTAAATAGATTTGTTGATACAATGTTTCAGCCATCAATAAATCATTGTTTAAAATGGCAAAATCGCCACCACTTCCCGTTTCAAATAAATGTATGTCTGTTGTGTTCATAGTTTATTTTTTTGTTGATGAAGTATGTACGTTTATTCCGCTTGGAACAAATCCTTCGGTTTCAACACCATATCCAGAAGGAGCAGAAATATTTAAGTCTAATTTACCACTTTTACTCGACATCAATTCTTTTATCATTTCCATTTGATTTTGATTTTGTCCTGCTAAATTTGTAGAATTTGTAGGTTTATTTTCAGTTGACAAGTTTAAACCTCCTGATATTTGCATAACGCCATTTACATTCGACATTTGTAATGGTTTTGCCGATTTAGCAGCAATATCTCTAGCCGCTACAATTTTAGCATTTTCAGTATCACGAATTAATTTATCAGCTTTATTTTTATTTAAAACATTTAATAAATTAGCATTAGTTATACTTCTTGAACCAATTACATTTGGATTATGCGTTTCCATTAATTCTTTTTGTTTATGCAATTCTGCAGACATAACTTTAGTTGAATTAATAATAGCAGAATTTCCTTTTGTTAAAGAATTAATTTGATTGGAAACCATTGAATTTGTCGCATCTTCACTATCCCAAAAGGCATAAGTTAATAATCCTAATGCTCCAACAACTAATAATACTGGTGCCAAAACAGTCATCATACTTACTCCTAATGCAGCAGTACTTCCGGTAGCAATTAATGTAGCAATATTATAAACTCCAATTGCAACTGCATTTCCTTGCATTGATATTGCCATTGCACCAGCTTGAAAAGCCGAAAGACCCATTGCAACATTTAAAATAAATAATCTTGCAGCAGTAAGCATAACAATTCCTTTCCAAATTATAAATGCCCCAATTAAAAGTCCTACTAAATTTATTAAAGACCCCATATTATCAGTCATCCAAGACAACAAACCTTTAGTGATTTTTAATGCAGCATTTGATTCATTATTTGTTACAATAAAATTGGTAAAAGATTCTTTTAAATATTTAATTCCTCTTGATAATGTAGCATTGTTTTTATCTGCTTGTTCTTGTGCTGCATTTGTGTTTTTAATAGCTTCTAAAAATCTAATATAGTCATCAAAATTTTGAAATAAAGTTGCTCCTGTTTGTATTCCAGTTTTCTTAAAAAATAATCCCATTGCAGCACTATTTCCTTCAAGTTTTTTTAATTCTTTTAATCTAGTAACTAAATCCAATGATTTGTTTCCTAAAATATCCATATCAACACCAGCTTTTGTCAATGCTCTCATTTTGTTTTTATCAAAAGCACCAACCATGTTCAAATCTGACATTAAATTTCTAATACCTCTACCAACTCCCTCAATTCCTAGTGATTTTGTTAAAGTTTGAATTAATGCAATAGATTCATCAACTTGTACATTTGCTAATCTAGCAGTACCACCAAATTGTCTTAAAATATCTGCTGTTTCTGCAATTTTAATACTACCTACAATCTCCCCTGCTGATAATTTATTTACAATATAATTTGCATCGTTAGCAGATTTTCCAAAAATATTCATAACACCTGTCAAAGATTCAATTGCTGGTTCTAATTCCATTCTTGAAGCATCTGCCATTAAAACACTCGCTTTTGTTATAGATTTTAATGCTTCAGGATTATTTAAATATTGCGACATTTTTGAACCTACAATTTCAAAACTTCCTGCTATATCAATTACAGACCTACCTGTTTCTTTTCCAAGACTTTCAATTTGTTTGTTCATCGAACCTACAATGGTTCCAGTAACTGCCGCCAAACTAGCTAATTTCTTTTCATATTCTAAAATATCTTGACCTGCATAATAAAACAAACCTCCTACACCCCCACCAATAGCAAGTTGAGAAATACTATTCATAGAACTCCACATTCCATTTATCTTATTATCTACCCTGCTAACTGCCGAAGAAGCTGTTTTGCTAAATTTATTAACACCACCTGACATTTTTGAAACAACATCTGAAAACCTATCTACCGCAGTAAATATAGTCGGAACTCTCATTGTAGCTATTGCCATAATATCTTTTTTTTAGAAAAAAACCTCCAACAAACTAATGCTGTTGGAGGTTTTAATTATTTATTTTTTTTCATTTGTTTGTCAATTCTTATTAATTCATCGTACCAATAAATCAATCCTTTAAAATCATAATCATCAACAAACATATTACTTATTACTTTTGGTGTCCAATGATATTCGTAAACAATACTTTTAATCATATTATCTAATAAATCATAATCATCAAACTGCCAATTACGAAAAAACTGTTGAAATCTGATTGATTACATCGTAATCATATCGCTCGAATTTATCCAACATCTGTACTGGTTGGTCGATAATGTAACTAACCATTCTCAATTGAAGCGTTAAGGCATCTGTTTTTAAATCAATTCCTTTTGCTATACTTGCTAATGAAGTTGGCTTAATTCGTGTCTTAAAACTAATCTGTGAAAGAAAAATATCTCCAGTATCGCTTTTAATTGGGTTTTTTAGTTTTAAAACTGGTAAACCAGCTTCGTCAAATGAAACTAAACCATCCATAATACCTTCTAAAATATCAGGATAAGTTTCTTCTAACGTATCTAAAGCTACTGGCTTTTTTACAAATTTGTTTACAAATGATTCTAATTCTTCTAAAGCAACTTCCTTACTAATTACTGTTTTCATATTTATTATTTATTAAACTGTTGTAAATTTATCTGAAGCCACTTTTAAATTAATCTGACCTCCGTTAGAATCAAATTGAATATCTCCTACTGGACTTCCAGCTCCATTTAAAATAGCTCCAGAAAGAAATGAAAATGTCCAAACTCCTAAAATTGGAGATGAAGCCATTAAATTTAATGCGTTTTGCTCGTAACCTGTAATTGAATCAGCAGCAATAGGCACTTCAATCATTGCACGAACTCTATTTAATTGTCGCATAAGTTGACCATTAGAAGTAATCTGACTTGCATCATCATTAGTTCTAATACCGCCTTTGTCAACGTTAGCAGTTTCATTAGCTTTAGGGCTAAATCTGTAAGTTGTTCCATTGTGAACGCATTTAATTTCTACGCAATCACCAAATACAAAATTTGACATATTTTTTTTATTTTTAAATTAATTAAAACCCTGCTTTTGCAGTTGTGCTTGATACTCTTGCAGTTCCGGTTGTTTTATAGTTGAAAGCAGTTTCAAATCTGTTTGGATTTGCAGAACTAATTTGAACATTTAAACTTGATTTTGAAAATTCAGGATCATTGATTAAAGCATTTTCAGCTAAATCATCAAATAAAACCGAAACAAGTCCTTTCCATTCTTTTGGCTTTATTGCATCACCAACAGATATAAGTTGTGAATCAGAAACCAATGTTTTGTCTTTTAAATAAAGTCTTTCTAATGTCGAATAAGAATCCTTAACGTTCCAATGAATATTCAAAGTTCTTGGGTAAGAATATAATAATGGAACTTCTCCGTCAATATGATAAGTAGTTACCAAATCTTGAATTTCATAAGCACCATTTACTAATTTAACAGTCGAACATCCTTTTTTAACTAGGAAATCTCTATTGTTATAATCGTTCAAATCACCAATAACACCATCAGAAGGAATTGGCATATCAGGATAAGATAAACCAGTTACGTCTAAATGTGGTGTATTTTGATAAACAACACTTGCTAATGCAACAACATTGGCAGCAGCTTCAAATGTAAATCCTTTTGAATTTGGAGCAACACAAATAACATTTGTTACTTGTGGTATTCTACTAACATTATTTGTAATAGTAGCCAAAGCTGTTTTATCACTTAAAACGCTTCCAAAATAAGCACAAAATGGTTTAAAAATAAGACCAGAATATCTTCCAGTTGGATTAACATCGTTTGGTAATCCGTTAAACGCTTCAAAAGTAGCTAAATGAGCTTCTCCGTAAGGATTTAAAACCATTGTGTACCAATCATCTCCAAATTGAGATAAAGAAGTATCTAAACTTACTGAACCTGCACCATTTGTAGTGCTTGTTTGTGCGTATGATATTCCTGCTGCATTTGTTCCGTAATCAACTGTCAAAAATAATTCAGCACTTGTAGTACCTTTCCATTTTGAAGTAATTGTAACAACTCCTAAAGCACTTGAAGCAGTACAAGGACTTGACAATACAGCATTAATTGCAGTTGCAATTTTAGCGGCAATAACCGTAGCAGTATCACCAATAGCAACATCGTAAGAATAACTTGCGAAATCTACTGAATATCTACCATTAATTACAAACGTGTGTGTTGCATTTGCAGTAGCAGTTCCGGTTACAGTCCAAGCTCTTACTGTTGCAGTAGCTCCTACTGATGTAACTTGTGGAAAGACAACAGTTGGTATTCCACCAACGCCATCACTTCCAGATGGTCTTAAAATACTTACCATTCTATGAATTGGAGAACCATATCCATATAATGAAGCCGCTTCTGCTGCACTTGTTACCTCAACTTTATTGACTGATAATCCTGATTGATTAGCTGTATTAGCTTCTCCGAAAATTGCAATTATTTGTGGTAAATTTTGAGTTTCTCTTGAAAAAAAACCTTTTTTAATATTATAACCAGTAACTCTTGAAATTCTATCAAGACCAACAGCTGTTGAAATAGTTGCCATAATTTATTTTATTAATTTAATTATTAAAAATTACTTTTGTTCCTTTGTTTGTTGTTTCGTATGTTATATTAGTGTTGTTTCCTTGTAATGGTATTCCTTCAAATAGTAATTGACTTTCTTGTACTCGAACTGTAAAATATATTCTACAAAATCTAATAAATGCTCCATCATAATTACTATGGTTTCCAAAATTGGAATAATCTGTATCTAACATTATTTTTTTGATTGTTTTACCTCCTATTAATCCAGGTACAAATCCTAATGTTTGAAGTTTTCCTGACATTAAAATATAACGAATCATTCCAATATACTTAAATAATTTGTTTCTCGCATTTGTACTTGGACTTTCATTCCCAATTCCTTTACCAGTTACAAACAAATCAATAAAATAAGTATAATATCCTTGTGAATCTGATGTGGTTTGCCCTTCATATTCTCCTTCTTTAAATGCAACAGAAATCATTACATCTTCACTTTTATCAAATGGCTCAATACGCTCTACAAATACTTCAACCGAATCAGAAAGGTTTTGTAAATCAATTTGATTTGATATTTCCTCAATTAGAATTTCTCCAATTCTATTTTGTACTATCTCAAATCCTTGTGCAGGAATTATTTCTGTAATTACTGCCATATTAAGCTGGTGTATAATCTCCTAATAAGAGAACAATTAAACCTAAATTTTCATCAGGAAAGTTTTCACGAACAGTATAGTGTTTTAATTCCCCAGAACTATCAACAAAAGAAACTTTATGATGAATTAATCTAATTTCTTTTTTTGCATTTCTAACCGGGTAATTTAAAGAAACTAAAACAGCTTCGTCAATTGTAGCACGAACTACTTTTGTATTTACTTGATTACCGTCAGAGTCAAACGAAACATAATGTTTGACAGCCCATCCAGTAATATTAATAGTTTTGCTATTATCGGGAGTTTTGATTTCAATATCAACTTGATAACCCCCTGAGTTAATTGCTCTTTTAGCATCTCTTTTAATAATATCGAATAGGCTGCCTGACATCTTTTATTTCTTTACAGTTGATTTAACAACTTTCTTTACGGCTGGTTTAACTTCTTCAGATTTTACTTCTAAATCATTAACTTCAACTTCCGATTCAACTTTTTCAATAAATCCTTCTTTTACTAATTCTTCAGCAGAACTATTCAATTGTGATTCATCAATCAACTCTCCACTTTTTGCAATACCATTATTTTTAACGGTCATTGCAATTACTAATACTTTATATTTAGCCATTTTCTTTGTTTTAAGATTATGCTAATACTTTCATAGTATAGATTTTATCAATTGTAAATGGTACAACTAACGGAGCAGAAGTCAATTCAATTGTGCTTGACATTGTTCTTTTATCGCTGTAAGATCTAATTAAGAAATTAGCTTCAACTATACCAGGTACATCAACAGAAACACCACCAATAGTAGATGTGTTCATTGTTGGTAATCCACCAAAAACAGTTTTTCCTTCAAAATCTTCTGGCAACATTACAACTAAATTTTCAGCTAAATAAAACTGTGTGTTTCCAGCAGCATCTGTATATTTTTCGTTGTAAGTCCAAAGATTTACTGTGAAATCTCCAGCCGCAACCATACCTTGAAAAGCAAATCCTGAAACTCCATCAAATTGTGGCATATTAATATTAATACGCTGAATTTGTTGGATTGTATTTGGACCTTGTTCTTTTACTTGTGTAGATGCTAATAAAGCTTCAAAAGCAGCAGAACGCATTACAACATTTACGCTAGAACCTCCTGAATTACCAACATTTCTTAAGAAATCCATTCCTTGACGAATATTAGTCAAAGGTGTAGCAGTAGCAGCATTAGACCATAATACAGAAACAGTTGGCATTGAAGCCGCTTTTCTTCTGTAATCAATATTATCTCCATTTGATAATGATACAATACCAGTTTGTAACACATCAGCTTGTTGCTTACGGATTGCACGAATTACTTTGTTTCTGTTTTTTTCAACATTCTTAAAAGCATTTCTTGTAATAACTGAATTTACTTGTGCATTCTCTAAACCAACACCTAAAGCAATTGTGTTCATATACACTTGATCTCTTTGGAAATCATAATCCTCTTTAAAAAATGGAGGAATATATTTATTTTCGCTTACTCTTGAATACTTGTTTTTGTTTCCTTCAGTAAAACGTACAACATCAACTGCGATAAGGTCATTGTCTCTTTGAACTTCTACATCTACTTCTAAAGTAGGAGTTGTTTCTTCAGGGAAAAATCCTCCAAATCCAGTTCTTACTGGGATCATTTCTTCAAATTTGCCTACAATCTTTTTAGTTACTAGGCTACTGTGGTCAATTAATGTAATTGGCATGATTAATTATTGAATTTAGTCATTTCGGTAACGTTATTCAAACGGAAACCTAATGCGGTTAATATATCTTTTAATGCTTTTGAACCTACAATTGAATCTAATGTTACTCCATTTGGCAATATTAACATTGTAGCATCAATATCTCCATAAATAGCATAATTAGCACTTATTGAAGCTCCATTTTCTAAAACAGTAACTCCATTTGCAGTTGTTTTTAAGATTCCAATTACATTTGCCAATGTAGCAGAAGTAGCTGGTGAAAATCCTTCATCAACTCCAGCAGTTCCATTTACAACAGTTACAGTTGGATCAGCTCCTGTTCCAGTATCAGCTAAATCGGTTTTAGGACCAACAGTAGAAGCTGTAAATACAACTGTGTTGTTAGTGATAACAGCGCCAGTCGCATAACCAGTTAAAGCACCTGAATAAGTTCCTAAAGTACTTCCTGCACCAGTTATAGCACCAACAGCTAAATTTGCAAACGCAGCAGCTAATTGAGCTTGTGTAGTTACTCCTGTTGAAGTAAAAGTTAAACCTGCAATAATTTGCGTTTGTCCTGCTGTTAATCCAGCGGCATTGAATTTAATTGTAGCAGTTTCAAAAGAAGCTGCATTTCTTACAACTAAAATTCCATCTTGTGCATCTAAAGATTCTCCAAGATTGTTAATAAAAACACCTTTACCATAACGATTTCCGTAGGTAAAAATATTCTGAACTACATAATCAACCGTAGATTGATTTTCAGTAGCATTTCTTTGTGTAGCATATATGCCCATATCGAATTAAATTAAAGATTAAAATTAAAAGCGGCTTTCGCTTCTTTTTCAGATTGACTTTCTTCTGTACCTTTAACTACTGTTGTAGTTTGTTCAGTAACTACTGCTTCTGCATTATCAGCAACTAAATTAGCTACTATACCTTTGTTAGCAATAGCAACTAAAAAAGCACTTTTTTGAGATTCTTTAATAGCCTCTCCACTTTTAATACCTTCTATTACAGCTTTTGAATCTGCTTCATAAAAAGGAATCCAACCTGCAACAATTTCTTTCTGCATTTCCATTCCTTCGTTTACGATTTCGGAATAAACAGCAGAATGATTTTGTTTAATTTCTGATTTGTTCATTTTTTTTAAATTTGAATTAATATTTGTATTTGAATTACTTCCTAAATTTGAATTTGATAAAATCATTGAAACGACTTCATCAAAACTTGCAATACCATCTATAAATGTTCCAATAGCATCTTTACTAAAAACTGTGTGGCCGTTATCAAACTTTGTTGATTGAAGTTGTGGGCGACCATTTAAAACACTTTTGATAAAACTTTCGTTGATTGGGTCTAATAAATCATTGATTAAAATTTCATAATTGTCATTTTCAATAGCTTCCTCAAAACCTTTGTTTTTGGCAGTTGATTTAGTTGCGTATAATGTAATTTGTTTGTTTCCATCGGAATCAACTGTGCCATTTGGTGCGCCACTAAATTGAATCATTGTACCCACGCTTCCAACAATATTCATTTCATCTTCCGAATAAATTGCTGTTGCAGACGATACTATTCCGTAAGCTGCTGAACCAGCCATTCCGCCTTTTTCAATTAAAGCATATACTGGCTTTGTTTGTTTAACTTGATTTATTGCATCTTGCATCAATTTAACCGCACCAGTTGCTCCACCTCCAGAATCAGTAAGAATTATAAATCCTTTTATTCTTTTGTCATTTGACAATTTAAGCATTGTGCTTGACAATTGTTTTGTTCCGTTTGTAGATGCACCACCATTTTTTGTAATTGGTCCATTAAGATTTATTACTCCAATGCCTTCAAACGAAGCATCGTTATTTAATTGCCAAGTTTCGCTTATAATTTTAGTTTCACTTTTTAAATCTAATATCTCAATAGAATTTAATTTTATTTCTGGCAATTCTAAAGAAACTCCGTTTTGGAAATTTTTAAGTATTGAATTTAAGTTAATAAACGATACAGGGTCAATACTCCATGGAGTACCGTATATTTCTTTTGCTAATGGAAAATTCAAACTCATAAAATTTCATTTGTTTTAAAACAAAAAAAGAGTACTCCGCAATTATGCAGAATACTCTTTTTTAATATTTTGTACCGATGTTATCACAACATTGATTATTTATTGGTACAAATATATAAATAATTTAATTACAAATACTTTTTTTTTATTTTTTTTTTATTCTATGTATTTTATAACAGAACCAATTTCAGTTGATTTTTGAGAATTAATAACGGATTGTTCCATATAATAAGATTTTTTGTTTAATAAACTTTCGTGTAATTTTCTTCTTACATTATTTAAAATTTGTATTGTTTCTAATTCAGTAAATTCAAAATCTACACTTGCCATCAATTCAGTAAAAACACTTTGTGTTCTATAATCAATTTGCTCCTCTCTTGTTTTCTTTTTGAACCAAATCATAATTCTAATTTTAAGTTGTTTTAGCTTATCTTTTATGTCTTATAATTTTATCAAGAAGACTTTCAATAGATTCAATCTTTACAATATAAAATTCCCTAAGTTCCTCTAATTTTTTAATTGAAAAACACATTTCTGAAACTCCAACATATTCAGCTTGTACTTTGATTATTTTATCATCTATAAGATATTTTTTTAGATGTGGAATAACATCTGTTCCTAAAGACACAAAACATTCTTCAATCTTTTTATCAATTTCTTTTATTTTTTTTTCAAAAAATTCTACATCTCTTGTTTCCATAATTTTTTTTAGCACTTAACCTTGCAATCGGGTTTTATAATTCTAATTTTAAGTTTGTTTTATTACTTGCGTTATTTGCTTGGCGCAATTTATATTCTAAGCTAATCCACGTTTTTAAATCTCTACCATGTGCTACTTTATGTATAGATTTTGTAAATCCAAAATGAAATATAAGTTTTGATTTTGAAAGATTACTAAATACTGCTCCAAATA